CGCCGCCCGCGCCCTGCACGATGCGCGACAGAAAGAGCAGGAAAAGCGAGTTGGCGTACGCGAAGATGATGTACGCGAACGCCGAGGCGCCCAAGCCGACCAGCAGGGCTGGTCGGCGTCCTTATCGATCGGAGAAGCGGCCCCACATCGGGGCCGAGATGATCTGTGCGATCGCGAACGAGGCGACCAGCGCGCCGACCACGTTGTACGTGTCCATGCGGACGAACTTGTTGCCCTTCCAGACGGGCTGGCGGTACCAGTAGTCGTAGACCTCGACCCGGGCGTCGCCGAGTCCGGTCCATGTGCGCGCGGGAGTGTCGTCCCATGAGCGCTGCATCACGAGCGGGATCGTGTACCCGGTGGAGTCTTCCTTGAACGGGGCGACCTCGACGCCGTACTCCTCAACGAGCGCGTTCGGCTCCCAGTACGTGCGGTACGCGGCCCACTCCAGCTCCTCGAAGTTGTCAGTCTTCCAGCCGAGGTACAGATGGCGGGGCTGCTGGACAATCTCGAAGCAGGGTCGCTCCTTGTCCGGGTCCCAGTAGATGCGCGCGGCAGTGCGGCCGTACAGGCCCTTGGTCAGGATCGCCTTGTGCCACTTCAGGTCAAAGTCTTCCTCGTTGCGCCACGCGACCATGATCCGCTCGGTGGCGCTCGCGGCGTCGCGGGCCTCCGGGGTCGTGTTGGTGGGCAGGACGTTCTCGATCGGCTCGACGGCCTGCAGGGCGGCGGGAATGTCAACGTACGCGGCCGGCGTATTCACGCTGACGTGCTGGCGTCCGTTGATGTTCGCGCTCTCGTGCGTCGGCCACAGGTCTGCACCGGAGTGCGGGAGGATCGTCTCGGCGTAGTACAGGCCGTCGGCGCGGTCACACCACTGGCGGAAGATTTCGTGCTCCTGCCGGACGCTCTCGATCCGCACGGCAAGCCCTCGGATGATGTCCTTCATTTCCTCGGTCGGGGCGTGCTTCAGTCCACGCGCGAGGGTCATGTCCGCGACGTTCGCGGGATTGGACTCGCCGAAGACGGCGGGGTAATTGATCACAGGGCACCAGCGCGGCGCATCAGCCGCTCATTCGCGAGTTCTTGGGCAGGGGTCAGAAGCCGGGCATCGGGGCCGTCCATTCCGTACAGGTCGAACTTGCCCGCCGCCGGGGCGGACTCGTCGGCCGTACGCTTGACGAGGTAGACCGCACACACGAGTGCCATCACGGCATCTTGCTCAATGCCGCGATCTTCCAGCTTGTATCCAAGTAGTTGCCTCCGAACGTCGGCCCAAAGTCCCGTCCTCGGCAGAACGAGCCGGCCTTCGTCGATGAGAGTGCGTAGGTCGCCGAGTAGCTTGCGCTTCTTCTGGATTGTACCACCGAACTCAACGTTCGTGACGTTCGGCACTTCCTCGTCCAGTCGCTCACGGAACATCTTGCCACCGAAGCCGGTCGCGTCGGTCGCCGTGAAGCACTGCGACTTGACTTTGCGGGCCGTGATCCCGCCCTCGTACGCGTTGTATCCATCGACCGCCATTTCCACGACGGTGGCCGTGCTCTTCTGGCCGGTGCGTCGGTCGGCGCGCACGCCCACGAGGATCGGCTTGCCCGGCTCGCGCGGGTTCGGGACCACCTTCAGGACGATGGCCCACGCGCTGTCCTGCGACTTGGCCGGGTCGATGCCCTGCACGTACAGGCCCTTGGGCTGCGGGGGCAGGCTCTCGGGAAGGTCGTTCGCGAACACGCGGTCCACGTTCCCGCCGTTGAAGTACGCGGCCTTCGCCTGCAGGAAGATGCCGTCGATGTTCTGCGCGATGGTGCGCTCGTCCATGTCCGCGATGAGTCGGTCGAACATCTGCTGCGTGATGCCGTAGCCGATGTTGTCGCGCGTACTCATGCGCATGGAGCGCCAGCTCTCCAGCCGCATCCGGTTTGCCGGGTTGCCGAGTTCCCAGTTGTCCGCGAACGCGGTGCCGAGGTCCTCGGACGGCGTGGACACCATGATGAGCTGGCCTCCGGTCCCGAGGCGACGGAGGTTGAAGACCTCCTTGATGAGGAAGTCTAGGTTCCGCTCGATGCCGGCCTCGTCGAAGCTGATCCCGTGCATGTCCTTGCCAAGGGAGCCCAGCGCCTTCTCACCCGTCGTTCGGAAGTGGACCTCGGCCCCGCCGACCTCGGCCGAGAACTTGATCCAGCGGTAATCTCCGTACTCCTTCTGGTCCCACGTCGCGATAGGCCCCTTGGCCGTGAGCGGGCAGCCCTTGCCTCCCTGCGCCTCGTGGTTGCCGGACAGGATGCGGACAATCTCGTTGAACACGAGGTCGGCGACCTCCTGCGCGATGCCGAAGTGGTACCAGTGGTACTCCATCCGGCGGTGTCGCTCGGCCTCCTGCTCGGTCGAGTGCGAGCCGACGCCCGGGCGGTTCATTTTCGTGAGGCAGCAGAAGATGATGATTAGCGCGAGCAGCGCGGTCTTGCCCGCGCGGTTGCCGGATGCCAGCCAGAGTGTCAGGAACCGGGCCGTATCCGGCGCGACAGGGTGGCGCACGATGACCACGGCCGCGAAGGCGAGCTGGCCCACGTGCACGTCGATGTTCAGCAGGCGCCGGCAGAAATCGCGGAAACGCCGGGCTGCTGCCAGCTCGGCGTCATCGAGGAGGAACCGCTTGCGGAGGATGCGGTCTTGCTGTTCGTCAGTCAACCTCAGCATACTCGCCCTCCAAGGTGTTCCCATCGTCCAGCATCACGGGCTCCTGCGGCTCGTGGCCGAGGCCCTGCAGGTAGAGCTGCAGTCCGAGGTAGCCCTTCGCGAGGCCGAGCTTCTCGGCGTTCGCCTCCCGCTTATCGATCAGGGCCTGAGCCTTCAGGCCGGCGCCGAGCGCGGGCGCGAGGTGCTTGCTCAGGATCGGGTCGAGCTCGTCCTCGCCCGGTTCGGGCAGCTCGTCGATCGCGTTCAGCACGCGGTCGCGCAGCGTGATCGCGAGGTCGCGCTTCGTGGGCTGCGGGGCGGACGGGTCCTTTGGCGGAGTGTAGTGGTTCTTGCGGTGCCGGCTGATCACGTCCGGGTCGATCGAGCCGCCGGCGGCGGTCAGGCCGGCCGCGATCCCGCGCGCCGACATGCCCTTGTCGAGGGCGCCGTCCACGTACGTCTTCAGGGCCTCATTGCTGCACACGAGGCAGCGAGTCGTCACCACGGGTTACGCATCATCCAGCGGTTGCCCGGGCGCGCTAGAGCGGCCGCCATGATGTCGGCGGCCAGTTCGGTGTTCAGGGGTTCGGAGTGCCATGTGCGCCCCGAAGTGTACGTCACTCGGACGTACCACTCCCGCCAGTAGTACTTGACGACCTCAATCTTCAATCGGGCTCCCCTCGTTGAGGATGCGCGTGACGAGCCCGGAGCGCAGGTCGCTCGGTCGGATCACGGCGACCTTGTTCCCGGTCGAGCCGAGCAATCGGAGCCAGAACCACTGGTCGTCGTCCACCTCGCCCTGCTCGCGCTTCAGTTCGAGGAAGACAAGGCGGTGCCCTTCCTTCGCCAAGGTCAGGTCGGGCCATCCCTTGGCCATGGGCGTGATGAACATGCCCGTCTCCTGATCACCGACCCAGCCCTTGCCGGCGTGGGCGACCTGCCAGTTGCGACGCTTGGCGCGCCCGACGACCCGGTTCTGCAGGACCTTCTCAGGCATCTGCCGGTCCTCGCACTGCTCGACCGTGATCGTGCGATGCTTGGCGCCGCAGTTCGGGCAGATCATGGCTCTTCGTCCTCGTCGATGCCCTTGTCGGCGAGCTCCATCGCGCCGAGTAGCCGGAAACCGGTCCAGACCATGCCGCCCGGCGTCTTGCTCTTCACAAAGCCCTTCTTCTGCATGGCGAGCGACCACTTCACCATGGACATCGCGTCACCCGGCTCACCCGACCGGCTGTGCCAGTTCAGGTACGAGTCGTACGCGGCCTGCGAGTACGCATGGAACTCGCGGCCGTACTCGCCCCGCTCGTTGAGCCAGTTCGCGATGACGTCGTTCCGTTCGAGGAAGGCCTTGCTCTGCTCGACCACGCGCGGCGGCAGGGTGATCCCGCCCTCGCCGGCGTCCCACGACTTGAACCACGCGGCGGCGGCCCAGCACAGGATCGCGAGGATGCCGTCGGCCTCCCGCTCCAGCTTGCCGTACAGTTTCTTGTCCTCGCGGTCGCCATCGAAGCGCTCGCGGAAGTCCGCCACCATGACGCGGCTGGCCATGCTCGGCCCGAGGTCCTCAACTTCGGGCGCGTTGTTGACGAGGAACGTGATGCTGTGCGTCGGGTCCCACGTCTGGATGTTGTTCGAGTGCAGAGCGCGCGCCGTGATCCGGTCGCCGCCCGTGTGCGCCTTCAGCAGTTCCTCGTTGAACCGGTTGCCCTCGGGCTCCGAGAAGAACGTGATCCGCTTGCCCTTCAGGGCGATGAGGTCGGCCCGGGCCTGATCGCTTCGCGCCGCGCCGTACTTCGAGCGCATGTACAGGTTCGCGTCGAACTGCTCGCCGTACTCGCCCGTGGCCTGCAGGACCGAGTGCTTCAGCGCGCCCTTGCCGTTCCGGCCGATGCCGGTCATGAGCAGGAAGCGCTGCTCGGGGGATGAGCCGAACAGGCTCGCGCCGAACCACAGGAGCAGGAAGGCCACCATTGACTCGTCGTTGCTCATCCACTCGCGCATGACGCGCATGAACTCGGGAGCGCGCTTGTCGAAGTCGGCCGGCCCGTCGAGCGGCTTGAAGACGTGGCCGGTGGTCTTGGTCACGAGCATGTCGGGCGTGGCGCGCGGGACGAGGCTGTTCGTCCGCAGGTCCACGATCCCGTTCTCGCAGCCGAGCAGGTAGTCCTTGGCGTCCCAATCGTCGCCGTTCGTGCCGTAGCCGGGGAACGTGGCGAGCGCGGTCAGCACGCGGCTGATCGCCGGGACATTCAGGAGCTTGACCCGCGCCTTGCGCTCCATGTCGCCGCGCGGGGCCTCAATCTGGTGATCGCTGGGGTCAAGGGAGCGAGCCGCAAGGCTCGCGACCGCGTTGTAAATCGCGTCCGTCTGGTCCGGCGCCCATCGAACGCCGTCCCACTGGTGCCACTGCTCGGCCGTATGGTCGTAGCGCCACTTCTGCCCGAACATGTCCGCGAGCCACTCGGCCTGCTGGAAGTCCTCAGCGCCCTCGCCAAAGATGACGGTCGGCTTACCCGCCATGACGACGGATCGCCGAGCGCAAGGTGGTCCGCACTTCAGCCCTTTCCAGACCGGCATCGAGCGCGGCCTTCTCCAGTTCCTCGAAATCCTCTTCGAGGCCCCCCTCTTCGGCGAGCGTAGCCGCCGCCCAATGGAGGTAGTTGTTCCGGTTGCCCTCTTCGGCGTCCCTCTGGCCCTTGATCAGGGCCGAGAAGTCGGCTGAAGCGTAGAACACGGTGTCGCCGGGAGTGTACCGTGGCCCACGAACGGGCTTTCGCTGCTGTTTGCCCACCATTCGGCGCTCTTGCTGCCGGGCACGCTGCTCCAAGAGGGCCACGACGGGCTCAGGCAGGGGCGCCGGCAGGTAATCGGCCATGAAATCGAGCCATTCGTACCTGTGGCCGTCGGGATGCTTGCTCGGAGGGGCCGCAACGTACCCCCCGTCGCCCTTCAGGTCCAGTTTCGGGCCGAGCTTGACGGTTCCGGTGGGCTCGGGCGTCAGGAACCACAGGTGCAGGCCCCGGCCAGTCTTCGCGACCCACTTCGTGGGCACGAGCGCCGTGTCTCCGAGCATGTCTCGCCACTGCTGAGCCCCTTCCTCGCCGTCGATGTCGATGACGACGAAAGGGGTGTCGGTCAGGATGCCGACGCCGGTGGTTTGTGGATGCGTGAAGACGGACTGTCGAGCCTCGAAGTCCTCTTTCATGATCGCGTCCTTCAAGCCGTGCTTGTGCACCGCGCCGTTCGGGGCCTTACCCGAGAGCGCGATGACGCTCAGGCCGAGGTCGGTGTACTGCTTCGCGGCCTCGGTGAGGGTCAACGGGCCGGCCTCCACCGGCGAGGTGCGCCGAGGTACTCCTTCGCGACGAGGACCTGCCGAAGGTGAGCGTGTCCGTGCACGTCCGACGCCGGCCGCTCGATGAGGGTCGCGTCGTTCCAGCCGAGCGCTGCCTCTTCCCATGCCGGGATCGCGAGGTGGTTCTTGTAGATCGGCATGCCGATGGAGCACGTCGGCTTCAGGCCGGCGTAGCTGATGAGGCTCTCCTGCGAGACGGACATGTCGCGCCTCTTGGGGAGGCGCATCGTGTCCTGCGTCTGCAGCGCGGGCAGCGGGCTCATGCCGAAGCGGAGCCGCTGCGCCTGCAGCAGGGGCAGGTCGAAGCGATCGATGTTGTGGCCAGTCAGGATGTCGGGCGACGTCAGCAGCGCCGTGATGTGCTCGATCCATTCCGCGTACGCGTCAGGAGTCTGCAACGGGGCGACCTCGGTTTGCAACGAGTCGTGCAACGGATCGCCGAACGGCCCGATGTCCATGTACGACAGGGACGTGAGAACCGCCGTCGGCTTCTCGTACCAAAACCACAGAGGCTTGGACTCGAAGTCGAAGTCGCGGATCGTTAGTGTGCGCCGGGGCGTGTCAGCTAGCAATTGCACGCGGCGGACCCTCCACGAACTCGTAGAGCAGCTCGGCCACGTCGGGCAGGTGCCCGTTCGCGACGGCCGCGTTGTACTGCTTCTCGATCTGCGGAAGGACCGTCGCCAGTTCCTCGTCCGCAGCGAGCGAGTGGCGCAACCGGACCATAGACCGGGCAGCTTTCAGGAGCGCCTTGCGGCGCAGTTCGATGTCTTGGCTCACTGTTCCCTCCGTCGGGAGTCGGCTCGCACATGGCGCAGGATGCCCTTTGCGGTGCCTTCGTACTTTACTTCAGCCCGTCGTTGCGCGGCTCGCCATGC